ATGCACATTGGACACCACCAGCTTCGTAATCGACTCATTGCTTCGCCGATGGCCGGGATCACCGATAAGCCATTCCGCACTCTCTGTTTTAAGAACGGCGCGGGGATAGCGATCTCTGAGATGTTGTCGTCTAACCCGGAAGTCTGGGCCAGCGATAAATCCCGTTTGCGTATGGTGCACAGTGACGAACCCGGCATTCGTGACGTACATATTGCAAGTTGCGATCCTGACGATATAGTGGCCGCCGCGCGCATTAATGTGGCGTCTGGCGCGCAGATCATCGATATCAACATGGGTTGCCCGGTGAAAAAAGTGAATCGTAAGATGGCAGGCTCAGCGCTGCTGCAATATTCCGATCTGGTAAAGTCTATTCTCACCGCCGTGGTGAACGCAGTGGATGTGTCCGTTACGCTGAAGATTCGCACCAGCTGGGATGCGGAAAACCGTAACTGTGTAGAGATTGCCCAATTGGCTGAACGCTATGGCGTTCAGGCCCTGAGATACATGGACGCACTTGTGCCTGCCCGTTCAACGGGGAAGCTGAATACGACAGCATTCGGACAGTTAAGCAGAGTGTCATCATTCCGGTTATCGCGAATGGCGACATAACTGACCCGCATAAAGCTAGAGCCGTGCTTGACTATACGGGGGCTGACGCCCTGACAGTAGCCCGCGCGGCTCGGAGAAGACCGTGGATCTTCCGGGAAATCCAGCATTACTGGACACTGGGGAGCTACTTGCGCCGCTGCCGCTGGCAGAGCAGAAGTGAAGCGTATGCGCGTTGCGCATATACGTGAGCTGCACGACTTTTATGGTCTAGGCAAGGGGATACCGTATAGCGCGAAAGCATGTCTCCTAGTATTTGCAGGAACATGCCCCTAATAACCAGTTTCGGCGCACATTCAACGCCATAGAGGATGCCAGCGAACAGCTGGAGGCGTTGGAGGCATACTTCAAAAATCTTGCGTAAACGAAATAAAGAGCTGAAAGAACTATGTTCGAACAACGCGTAAATTCTGATGTACTGACCGTTTCTACCGTTAACTCACAGGATCAGGTGACGCAAAAGCCACTGCGTGATTCGGTTAAACAGGCACTGAAGAACTATTTTGCTCAACTGAACGGTCAGGATGTAAATGATCTCTATGAGCTGGTACTGGCTGAAGTCGAGCAGCCACTGTTGGACATGGTGATGCAGTATACCCGTGGCAACCAGACCCGTGCTGCGCTGATGATGGGTATCAACCGTGGTACTCTGCGTAAAAAACTGAAAAAATACGGCATGAACTAATTTTTAGTTGATGCGGTAAATGACGCCAGCCTGAGTGCTGGCGTTTTTATTTTCGCAGCGTTTCATAATAACGCGCTAAGCGATGAAACTACTCACACGCAAATGGTAACCTTCGTTGCAATCGCGCCGGTGAAAATTGCCTGCGTATTGGCAGCTTCTTTATCCCGATAACTCCCCTGTATTCCGCTTGCCGCTCCGCAATCCGCGTGCTGGCGCCAGCTAGTGCTCTGCCTTGGCGAAAAGCGTAACGCCGTTCTCGCATACATCCTTTCCTAAGCTTTAGCTCACATTGCTTCCATATAGTGAAACTATTTGCACTAAATATGATCGGGGCGACTCGCTTTGCTTGCTTTTGGTGATGCGGCGTGCGATATCTGAAGCCAGAACGTGCGATAAATGACGGGCTACTTTTGTTTCCATCAGTGCAACGAAATTACACTGTCATTTTTTATCGGAGGCACTTTGGCCTGTTCGAGTGGTCCGATCAACTGGACAATATTTGTAGATGCTGGTCAATGAAACGCCATAAAATAATGCCAGCTGTTTTCTATTGTGGCCGGACTCAAGTAATTTTTTAGCCTGCTCTTGCTGTGCAAAGAAAATGCGCAAGGTCTGCCGCCAGTACGTCCCCTGCTTTTCGCGGCGGCCAGACCTGCCTGAGTTCGTTCAACAATCAGCTCCCACTCCATTTGCGCCAACGCACTTAACTATATAGTAGTGAGGGCGGCATAATGCTGCGCCTATGCATTGTTATCAGGCGCTTCTGGCCACTCAATATCCGGTGCTTTGCTTACGTCGATACGGTTAAGCAGTACGCGGTATTTTTTCCACGTGATAAGCCGGGCCTTTTCTGCTTCCGTGGCCATATCGAGGTCTACCGCATCCTGTAGCGGCTGAATTCGCGCATTCGCAACGGTCAATCGTGACGCTAATTCCTGCTTTGCTTCCTCCTGCGCCTCCTGGAGTTCTGCTGTGTGCTGGGCCGCTTTGTCTGTTACCCATTCCTTTCCGTTCCAGGTATCAAATTTCGTTGCCGGAGCCAGTAGCGTTACCTCTTCGGGTAGCTCACCCATCGCCGTGACAGTCGATGCTTCCCGTGTCACGGTGTTGTAAACGGTTTGACCCCGATAATCGGGTACATGCTCCCACGACTTACCATCCGCCGTGCGACGTAGTGCCTGGCCGGCAGGGGGTAACTCTGGCTTATCGGGGTAACTGTGGGCGGAGAGGCCTACGCCCAGCATGAGGTATTCCATGCTGGCGCTATAGTATTCACCCGTGGCTTCATCGACATGATAGACAATGATCCAGCCAGCCTTTTTGCTGAGTCCGTCTTCGCCTAATTCGGCAGTTTCAATATCTGTTGAATATTTGCTCATTATACTGCTCTCACAATGTAGTTAAAGGCGATGTTGCGCGGGCGGGTTTCGTTAGCGGTTCGCGTTTGTCGCGATGAATCAAACACCCCGCGTGCGCCACCTCTGTGGCGTGTTGATGCCGCGTCGTAATTAACCTTCGCGGCGCTGTCGATATATAAGGCCCCGGAGGGGGGTATCAATACCTCCACCCGCCGCCATATCGTCCATAGTCCATTTTGCCGTTATCGGTTGCATCGCATCATCCTGCGCCGAGAGAAGTGAACGCCCGGTATCAACCTTCCTTCCATCATCCCAGCCCCGAATAAATTCGCCGCGCAGGTCTGGCAGGTTGCCGCTGGGGTAGAAAGAGGCTAAAACCGGATAGGCTGTTGTGTTAAATCCCTGCCCGTTGCATCTCAACCACCCAGAAGGGGGAACTTCGCCCGGGAACGGCAACGGGATACCCGCCAGTTCGTTGGCGGTGCAAAACTGCGCCCAGGCAGACCAGGGGGCACCCCCCACATCCCGACGACTGCGAATATAAACCGGTGCATGAGTACCAGTGATACTGGTACCGCTCCAGCCCATCAGCAATTCACCCTCCCCGCCAGACGATGCGCCTTTGAGATGAATGACATTACCGTAAGGGGTCGGATACCCATTGTTGTAGGCTTCATACAGCTGAATACCGGGCGTACCCTGATCGTTGCCACTTAATGCCGGAACCCGGCCACGGGACACCAGCGTATTGACACTAATGTCTGCCGAGCCATTAAAGGGTACGCCGTTAATCTTTCGCGCCGTCTGCAATGTTGTTGCTGATACCGCGTTGCCGTCAAGATCACCGCTGATTAACGTGTTAAAAATCTGTCTATTACTCCACCGATTTTCTGTTTCCAGCAAACCAAGGTTTTTCACAAATTGATCTTTGTCCGGGATGTCGGCCCCGTTTTCATTCTTTGCCAGCTTTTGGCTCAACAGTTGCGTCACGCTGTCGGAAAATGTTGGGTTATTGCTGATGGCCTGCGCGAGCTTGTTCAGCGTATCTAAATCGGAAGGGGCATGGTCGACCACCGCATTCAGCCTGTCATTGACAATTTTTACCGCTTTGGGGGTTGCCGCTTCCGTTTCACTGCTGCTCTGGTTAGCATTGCTGAGCCTGACAAAACCTTTTTCACTTAAGCTTGCATCCGGGTGGTTTCGGGAGCGCGTATGTGCAGTCAACGCCGCTTCGGCCTCTTTTAATTGTTGCTTTAACCAGGCGGTCCGATTCGCCAGTTCACGTGCGGGTCGGTTGGCAATACCGTCTGGCCCGCCCAATACCGGGTCGGAGGTCTCTATCTGGTAGATACCGTCCTCCCAGGCAGCCGTTTCTTTTAAATAACTCATTTCATCGTGCTCCATCGGGCTTTATTCCATCGTGGGCGGTTTTTTAGTCACAGTGCAGTCTGTTTTTGTGTATATATTAAGTGTTTTTGCATACCATTAACTGCTGCCATGATTATAGCGCCCGTTATAGGTCGTCTGAGCGTTATAGCGTAACGGCACTGCCGTATAATCCAGCGCCACCAGTTCGCTACGCGCCGGCGCAAACGCCGCCAGTGTCTCGCGTAATTTTGCTGCCTGGTCATTGGTGATAAGCCGATTGAGCATCACCCGATACAGCGCCCAGTGCGTCTCACTATCGGGATACGCGGTCGCCTGTTCAGGTTTGAGCGCCGCCGCGCCTTCAGTTATCGTTACTTCCCCCAACCCCAGCGCCCGTATCATGGTACGGAGTGACCAGGGTGTGCCTTTATACCGATGCAGGGTTATCGCCGATTTCAGCATCACGCGGCGGGCATCATCCGACTCCGCCAGATGCCAGCCATTGATACCGGTCAGGGCCAGTTGCCCAGCCAGCCAGGGCAAGGCCGACGCCTCGGTCATATCCAGCAGATAAACCAGCAGCGGCGTCAGGTCAATTTGCTGTAACCGCGCCGCCTGCGCGGCCAGCGCCTGAAAATGTTTCTCGGCGGCAAGTAAGGGCGGTAACAGGGTGTTATCGGTCATCAGCACTCTCCGCGCCCAGAGTCAACTGAATATCGGTACAATGCGCCCATTGCTGCGCCGCCAGTACCGTCGGCTCAAGGGTCTTGAAACTGGTGAGCTGCACCTGGTAAACGCCCGGTACCGAAAGTGCCGCGATAATCTGACTGGGCACAATATCCCGACCCAGCTGTTTAGCCTGGCGGGCGACATACCGCTCAGCGGTCTGCCGCGCCTGTTTCAGTACCGGCCCCCCCGGCTGGCTGGCATAACAGGTCAGTTGCGCACTAATCGCATAGTCAACCTTTTCAGGGGCCAGCATCTGCACCGTATCGTTCAGCGGGCGCACCCGCTCTTCCGAGCACAGCGCCGTCACCAGGCTGAGCACCGTCTTGTCCGGCAGCCCGCTGGCCAGCAGCGGATACAGGTTGACCGTGCCGGGTTTCGGGCGGGTCACCGCCACATCACAAATCCCCTGATGGGCACTCATGGCATGAAAACGGTACGCTTCACGTGAACCGGCGGTACTGAAGGACGCCGGAGCCAGACGGATACGGTTGCGTAGATGCTCATCGTCCTCCGCGTCTGAGCCGCCCGCGCTCGGCGTGATATTGGTCACCTGGATATCCCGGTCACCGATGACCTCCATCAGGGTGCTGATTTGCGCCGGTTGCCAGCCGTTACCCTGTATCCCCGCCTCGCTGCAGGTGGCGCTTACCGTCACCCTGGATGCCGTCGGCGTCAGCCTGACTTCGCTGTCGGTGGTAAATAGCAGACTGTCTGTGGCACTTAGCCGTGTGCCGGACGATATCGGTATCGTCACCGGGGGCGCGACCGCCAGCGAAAATTCCACCGTGGTGCGTGCCGGTTGAGCCGGTAGACGGTAAACGCCGACCAGCTCGGCCAGATAGTCCAGCATCGGGGCGCGGGCAAAGGCCACCAGGTTTTGCTCAGCCGCTGACTGGATAGCACTCCGCACCAGGGTTTCCCGGTAGGCGAACAGGTCAATCAATAACCGCTCGGCCGGTGCCGGCCACAGGGTTTTACCGCTGGCCGCTTCATAGGCCATGATCATCTCGCGGGTAATAGCCTGCGCATCCGCTGCAACAAAAACCGGCTTCTCAAGGGTTAACGCCATGCCACCTCCGTTTGTTGGTGAGCCTGACTGCCTGGCAGTCGCCAGCGCAGCAGGAAATTCACCCGCTCACCCTGCGCATCCAGCGTGACCTGATGTAATTTGCATCGGGGCTCCCAGCGTCTGATGGCCTCCACTGTTTCCCGTACCACATGCGGCAAGGCGCGTTCGACCGGCATATCCAGATAGCGATGCAGGTCACTGCCAAAATCCGGTCGATGCGGGTCGCTGCCTTTTGGGGTGCCTAAAATCAGTCGCAGGCACTGCTGAATATCCTCGACGCCACTGACCCGTTCACCCGATACGTGCAGCGCGGGTTGCCAGTCTGCGGCGCTGAGGACGGTCATTGTGTTCATCAAACGCGTTCCTCCCTCACTTATAACGGCTTGCCGGTGGGTTTACCGTCATGCCCGTTACTATGGGCATGGTCATCAACGGATGTCTGTGCCGTCTTAATATCTTCCGTGGTTTGAATGCCACCCTTAATGCCCACTGAGCCGTCAATGTCGGCACCACCACGCCCGGATAGTCCCCCTTGATACGTTAACCGTTTCTGTACAGTAAAATTGCCCGTCGCGATAGCTTCAGGGCTGTCCAGGGTGAGAATATCGCGGGCTATCACACTGGCAGTTTGCGTTTGAATCAGCACCGTGGCCTGGGTGATCAGCGTCAGGGCCTGTATCTCGCCCCCGATAGCCATCGCGTGGTTTTTGCGGTCATACTCGACAAAAGTCCCGTCGGCAAAATCCACCCGCCGTTTATCGCGGTTTGCCACCGTGGGTGGGTCAACATCGGAATACACCGCCCCTAACACCACGCCGTCATCGCCGTCAGCATCCAGCAGCAGATTCACCTGCTCACCCACATCGGGTAGCCCGTAATCCTTGTTATTCTGGGTATTGCGCTGCAATACCGGCAGCCAGGCGGTGCGCAGGTTATCACAGGTCGGCAACCGTACCCGTACCCTGACGTTTTGCTCATCAATCTGGCTGATGGTGCCGAACATTAATTGCAGTGCTTTCATGGTGGCTTTTCTCCGATTGTCGTCACTTTTTCACTCAGCAGACCCACGCTGCCATCGGCTTTCACCCCAATCACCTGTGGGGGCGCTGACTGATCCGCCCGCGCTGTTTTCCTGTTCAAGCGCGCAATCGGCCCCTGACCCAGGGTGAGTTCACAGGTGTAACCGCTTTGGCGCGACAGTGCATGGCGAACTTCGGTGATAAGCCACACCCCGGACAGGCGACCAAAATCGGCCAGGCGCACGGTTAACCCGGCTTGATACGCCGTATTGCCCGCCAGCTCTACCGTCGCCACCCGTTGATATTCATTATGCCGGTTCAGGCCCGCGCACACCCTGGCGGTCGCTTCTTCCCGGCTCCGTGCCCGGCTGTGCAGTCTTAAGCTATCGGCGCTGGTTGCACGTCCCTGTTTTTGAGGCGCCGTTTCCCGCGCCACTTCGCCTATCGTGCCATCGGCCTGCATACCGACCGTGACCAGTTGTTTGCACTGGCTGTCCTGGTATTTCACCTTGCCCTGCTGGTAGATACTGACGCGCTCTGAAAAAATCAGCGTGCCGGGTGTGACTTTAACGATATAGCCGTACTCCTCCGCCAGCCGGCGCAAAAAAGCCAGGTCGGTTTCATGTTGCTGTGTCACCCGGTCAAGGATCAGCGGCGCAATCTGCCCTTCCAGTATCAGGTGGTGTTTTTGGGCAATCCGGCGGGCAATGGCCGCCAGGGTAGTCTGCTCAAATCCCCGGTAGCTCCGGGTGCGTAGCGCGGTGGTCACCGAGGCGGATAACCCGCGCAGCGACACCGTATCCGGCGGGCCACTGAGTTCTATTTCATCAATCGAAAAGGTGCCACAGGGACGTAATGGCGCACCGACCCTGCCGAGCACCAATGCGAGCGTATCGCCTTTACCCGGATACCAGGCCCCGCACCAGCGCCCGGCGCTGTCTTCCAGTTCGACCGTCAGCTCATCAGACTGGCCACTGAGCTGATCGGTAAAGCGGATCCCGAGCACGTCCGGGGTGATATCGTGCGTGATGTCTTTTTGACCATAATGCAGAGTCCAGGTCAGGGCCGGTACCGCCTGCTGTCTTTGTGTCGTTAACGCAACCATGGCGGTGTCTCCTCCACGGTGTCCTGTGCGTTAATCAGCGGGATAGCCAGGGTGATGCCGGCAGGCAACACCGGTGTGATCGGAATAGCCGGATTGGCAGCAATGATCCGCACATAGCCCAAGGCGTCACCGTAATAGTGAGCGGCCAGCGTATCCCAGCGCTCGCCCTCACGGGTAATATGTTGCCAGACGCCTGGCTGATGTTCCTGTTCATGCTGGCTTGCAGACATCGTCCTGTTCTCCTTTAGCGACGTGTCACCAGATGGCTCGTCAGACGGCTCAGCACCGGGGAGACGTCGTTCCAGGTACTGACCCGCACCGCCCACCTGACCGGCCACCGTATCCAGTGCACCGGGCAGTGCCTGGCCGCTAATGGGGGTCAGGGTACTTAGCGTGTTTTTCGCCTGGCTGGCCGTGGTCGCCACCTTGCCCGCCGCACGGGTCAGGTGACTGGCCGCAGGAAAATGGGTTTCCAGGCCGGCCAACAACGGGTGCGCCTGTATCAACGGGGTGGCCACCTCACCCAGGCTATTAATGACCCCAGGGACGCGCGTTAACGCCGCGACCGGATCCGTTTTCATCTGACGCGCCACCCGGATCGCCTGTGAGGCCGTGGCCAGTGCCGACTGCGCCTGACGGGCCAGACCCACCGCCCGCGATAGCGGTGTACCGCTGCCGATCGCCGGGGTTAGCCCGGCGGCTTTTCTGTTCAGTGTCGTGGCTATCGCCGGCGGCTTAAGCGGTTGGCGCAGATCGCCGGTAAATTCACGCAGACTGATATCGACCTCCAGGCATTGGGCAAATCCGTCGGCATGCGCCAACAGCGTACGGCCCGTAAGCGTGGTGATCACAAAATGCCCCAGGTACTCGCCATTGCCGAGCACAAACGCCAGTGCCTGATGGGCACGACAGGCGGCCTGTAGCCGTTGCCATTGCGCGGTCGGTTGACAGTACTGCTGATGAAACCGCACGCTTAAACTTTATTCATCGCACTTGTCGCCGACCCACTGCAGACCCGGCTTGCGGCCAATGCGCGCCTGCTCGGCAAACTCACCGCCGAGGGTGGCTTCCAGCGCGGTAAAGCCTGTCTGTAACTGCACTTCAATCTCACCCAGGATCGCCAGCATCAGTGAAAGTCCCGCCGTTGTTGTTGGTGCATCAGCTGCGCCAGGCGTTTTTCCAGCTCACGCACACTGATAGCCAAGGCGTCACGCAACGCCGTCGGGGCCGCCTGAGACTGACCGTTCATCACAATCTGCGGCGCAAAGGTGATCTGTATGCCTGAAAATGCCTTCCCCTGACCGGCAGGGGAAATGGGGGCATCAGGCCAGTGGGGCACACGCGGGGAGGGCGGTTGCATCAGCGGCATCAGGCCGCCCACGGCGCGGGCTAACGCGGGCGTGGTGCGGGTAAATGCCCAGCACCGCGCCCTGCACAATATTATCCCCCAATCCGGCAAAGACCGTTGAGGGACTGTGTATGCCGAGCGTCTCCTTAAACCAGCCCGACACACTGTCACCAAAATGGACAATCGTCTCTTTGGCGGCGGTTAAACGACTCTTGATCCCGTTGACCAGACCCTCAATCAGCTGGCAACCCGCATCGGTAAAGTGGGCGGGCAGTTCAACATGGAAATAGCCCATCACCCCGGCGAAGGCTTTATAGAACAGCCCCACGGGTGACCAGTTAAGGATAAGCGCACCCACATCAGCCATACCGCCGGAAAACGCCTGTTTCACCCCGGCCCAACGGGCCTGAAAGAAAGCGCTTATCGGCGTCCAGTAGCGGACAATAAGGTAAGCGCCGGCGGCAATCGCAGTGATCGCAAGGCCTACAGGGGTAAACATCCGTGCCCGCCCCAGCCACAGCAGCGTATGCCCGACTAGGCGCAGGCCCGTCACCAGCCCGCCGGCCAACACCCTTCCCAGTCGTCCCGCACTGCCCGCAAAGCCGCTTAAGCGCCCCCCATGCCAAAGGCGGTGCTGAGTAATAACCCGCCGGTACGCAGGCGAGTCAAGCCGCCCCACAGCAGACGTATCGGTGAACCCAGCAGATTAAGGGCCAGACGAACAGCCAGCAGTGCGCCCTTAAACAGCAGGAGACCGCCCACGGTTTTGGCCATACCGCTGACCAGTTGAGGGTGGGTCTTGACCCAACCACTGGCGGCATTCAGATAAGGCAGAACCGTTTGCGTTAACAACAGTACGGCGGGGAAGAGTGATTCACCGACACTGAGTGACAGCTCTTTCGTAGCAACGCCTGACTTTTTCATCTGCTCAATCGGTGAGGTCAGCCGTTTTTTATAGTCGCCCGCCAATACATCCTGGTCAGCGGCGGCCAGGGCCTGGGCGCGGATTTGCCGGTACTTGTCCATATTCGCCAGCATCGGACGCACAAAGGCCATCACCTGCATATCGGCAAACAGTTCACCTAAGCCAAAGTTCTGCTGTAAAGCGAGTAATGCCTTATCGCGCGCGGTATCGTCCTGCAGCGCCATCGCTGATTTAAATTGTGCCAGCGCCTCGGGACTCTTCTGCGCCAGATAGCGTTGCAGGGTATTCATCATCCCTTCAATCGGCGAAATCCCGTGCGCTTTTTGTTGCATTAAGGATTTTTCAATATCGATACCGACATCCGCAAAGCGTTTTTGGGTTTCCGGTGCAGTCAGTTTTTCAAGAAAGTTATTAAAATTGTTTGCCGCTTTATCCGTGCTCCCCGCGCCCATTTTGGCTACCTGCAAGGCAGCGACCATCTCCGCCACCGCCGCCTTGCCCTGGGCCACGTTGGCCATTTGTGGGGCAAGCTCCGGCAACCACTTCACCTGGTCAGCGATTTCAAATGACCCGGCCTTGCCCCCTTGCGCCATGATGTTCTGTACCGCGGCAAAATCTTTCGCGGCAATGCCCAGCGACTGCTGGGTGGTCACCGCCGCCTGCGCCCAGAGTTCAGCGGGGGTGCGGGTGGCGGTTGCGCCTCGGGCGATGTGGGGCAGGTAGGCGCGAATAGCGTCCAGGCTGTCAATGTTATTGCCAATGAGCGCACTGGTGGCGGCCTGTAAATCGGCCTGGGTCTGGTTGTATTGCTGGCTCCAGGCGCGGATATCTTTACCCAGCGCCGCCTGGGTATCATCGTCGTAACCGGCGGTGATACCCATGTCGAGCAGGTTATCCTGAAAGGTCATCGACTGCTTAACAGACGGCGCGACCGCACCCACCGCAGCAGCAGTGGTCGCCCCTAACGCCAGCCCTTGCCCCATCAGGGCCTGTCGTTGTTGCCCGGCAATCTGACTGGCCATCATAGTGTGATGCAAACGGCGATTCTGTTGCTCGAGACGGGAAAGTGTCTGACCCACCCGACCCAGCTCGCTATTAAGGTTACGCGCCGCCTGACCACCCAACTGGCCGTAGCGGGTCATTGCCTGGGTCAGTTGTTGCTGACGGGATTGCAGGCGACGGGTTGTTTCACCCAGGCTATTGAGACTGCGCCGGGAGTCGCACATCGCCGAGCGAAAGGCACCGGCCACCGCCCCCTTAATCACCACCCCAATCGAAAATGTGTTGGCCACCGCGTCACCTGCCTGTGCTACGTCTGATTAACGGTTAAGTACTTGTCCCGCGTTGCCCGTGCTCCTGCCGGATTTGAGCCGCGGCTTCCTGTAAATAGTCCTCAAATTCCACCACGGTCAGTGCATCCAGCTCACTCGGCTGCCAGCGAAACCATCTCGCCAGCAGGGCCTGCGCCTGACGCAGCGCCTTCGGCGATTGCATCCAGCCCCGCAAACTGGCGAAAGTGGCTTTGCAACTGTTGATAATCCACCAAATCCATATTGTCGATATCTTCCGGTATCAGGCCGGTCATGCGGGCAATCAGCAGACTGTCCCAGTCATTGACGTTTTCACTGAAGCGGCGTACCGCCTTGATGTCACTGACCTTGAGCCGGCTTAAAGTGACCCGTGTCAGCATTTCACCGCTGCCCAGGGCATAAGGGTATTGCAAGGTGTAATATAAAGACTGTGTCATGAGGGTTATTCCTTACCGGTTACTGTCAGGCGCCCAGATTGGCGCGGTAGTCGGTGAGCCTGTCTTCACCGTTGATTTTAAAAATATTGGCGATCACATCCAGCTCCAGCAGCACCTGGCCATCCATGACCTGCTTGATATAGCTGCAGGTAAAACTGCTGCTCATCTCCGGCACCTCATGCTGCTTAAAGCTGCCCAGGCTATTTTTGCTGAACATCACCGTCATAAACACCGCCACCGGCAGTTCATCCTGGCGACCCTGTGCCGGGTTATAGCGCTGCAGGCTGCCGCGACATTGCAGCGGATACGCCTTGAAAGGATTGATGGTACGCAGCGCCACCTCTTCATACAGGCTGGTCCAGTGAATTTCTCCTTCCAGCTTGTCAAACCCCGCCGGTAGCTGAATTTTGCCTATCATCCCCAGCGCCTGATGCTCCTGCTGCACCACGTTGATTTCCGGTAGTTTGATTTCTTTTGCCCGACCCAGCAGGCTATTGCCGTCCAGGTAGACGTTGGCATTGGTGATAAAATGCAGTGCATTGCCCGCCATGATGTGCTCCTTATCGTTGTCTTATTGACCCTGTGCGTTCCGCTCATACGGAGACCCCACTTTTCAGGAAGGTGAGATAGTCATCGGTGATTTCCGTCTCAAAGGTCAGGTGCTCCATCGGCGGCGGCGGGGTGTATTTGTAATTCAGTTTCAACTGCCCCAGACTGAGCGTATCTTTGGTGTTGTTCGCCGGATCATACCAGCAGTGAAAACCCAGCAGCGCCCCATCGGCAATCAGCCGACGGCCATAGCCATTCATGGATTCGGTCAGCGCATCAATCAGCCCCTGTTTAATCGGGCGATCAATATATTGCAGACTGAAATGGCGGACAGACTCATTAATCATGTCCCCGGTACGCCGCACATTTTCAAAATTCTTCAGATGCGTCACGGTCGGCCAGGCTGCGGTGCGATTGCCCCACAGGCGTAATCCGCTACCAAAGCGGTTAAACACCGTGGTAATGCCGTTCTGGTTAAGCAAATTGACTCGCTATTGGCATCGTCAATGCGCGCACTTAACGGGCGCTTAATGCCCACAATACCCATCAGCGCCTGATTGGAAGACGACCACCAGAACCCTTTTCCCGGTCAACTTTCGCCCGCAGACCGGCGGCGCGTGCCGACAGCGGCTCCAGGCGAGTCTGGTTTGTTGCCTTGTCATAGACCTTGACCTGCGGATAACACAGGTGTACCCGGTCAGAGGCGGTATTAAAATTAATCGTGCCTTGTGGCCCCCGTCCGGCTATCGCCTGGGCAAACGTTGTCCCTGCCGGGGCATCAACATAGGCAATCGCTTCACAGTGGTAGCCAGGGCTATCATGGCGGTGGCCACGGCATTAAAATGCGAGAAGCCCGGTGCAATCAGTAGTTTTGGGCGAAAGCCAAACAGGCTGTCGGCATTTTCCAGCGCTTTCATCCCGGTACGCTGGTCGGCGGCATTAGTGGTACCCAATACCTTTGCTGCGGTCACTTTTGAGACATCCGGGGTGTTATAGGTGACACTGACGGTGGCCCCCTGGGCAATACCGCCGGTGGTGACGCGGGTCACCTTGCCGGTCGCGTATGCGACTGCATAGTCGGTCGCCGCCTGATAGGTGGTCTGCCCATCGACGCTTTTCACCACCATATCGCCCACGGGTAATTGAGTCAGGGTGGCACTGTGGTGCGTGCTATCGAAGGTGACACGTTCCGCGGTTATCGTTTTCTGATGGGTTGTGGGGTCAAACACATTGACCACCAGAACGGTACCGACACCGTGGTCATAGATAGCGCGCAAGGCTTGTGGCAGGATGAATCCACTTACCTCATCACCAAACTGCGCTGCATCTTTTTCCGACAAAGATGGCAAAGAAAATAACGCGGCTTAAAGCCGCGGCGGGTACCTGCACGCCGCAAACCCTCGAACAGGTGATGGACGATATTAAACGGATGGGCGATATCCAGCGGGAAATGACCCGGCTGGAGACGCAGATTAATGATGAAACCGCACGGTTAACGCATCAGCATGCGGCTGATATTGAGGCCATGAAAGCCCGGATAACCCTGTTGCAAAAAGGTATCCAGACCTGGTGCGAGGCCAACCGGGAGGAGCTGACCCAAAACGGCAAAACCAAAACCGCCAACCTGATAACCGGCGAGGTGTCATGGCGTAACCGCCTGCCGTCCGTTTCGCTAAAAGGGATGGACGATATCCTGCAAGCGCTGGAAGAAAACGGGCAACACCACTGCATTATTCGCAAGGCACAGGTGGATAAAAATGCCCTGCTAAAAAATCAGGATACCATCCGGCCCCTTAATATTCGCGGCATTACCTTTCATCACCAGCTTGACGATTTCATTATTACGCCCTTCGAACAGGAGGTGCAGTAATGCGCGCCTGGTATAATGACACTGACCCCTATGTGGGGCAGTGGCTGCGAAACCTGATAGCCGCCGCCGGGCATATTGCGCCCGGCGATGTCGATGAACGCTCCATTGAGGAGGTGAACCCTGATGACCTGCGAGACTATACCCAGTGCCATTTCTTCGCTGGTATCGGCACCTGGTCATACGCCCTCCGAAAAGCCGGATGGCCCGATGATAAACCCGTGTGGACAGGCAGTTGCCCGTGCCAGCCTTTCAGCGCGGCAGGCGAGGGAAAGGGATTTGCTGACGAGCGGCACTTATGGCACGCGTTCTTCCACCTCATCCAGCAGTACAAACCTGGCGTTATCTTTGGTGAGCAAGTTGCAAGCCCTGACGGACTCGCCTGGCCCGACCTTGTACAGACTGACCTGGAAGCAACGGGCTACACCTCAGCAGCGTTCGATTTATGAGCTGCGGGCTTCGGTGCGCCGCACATCAGACAACGACTCTACTGGATGGCCCACGCCCACCACGCGGGACGGAAAGGATGGCAGGGAATGCCCGAATGTGTCGCTCAATGCCCTGCTGGGGAGGGTGGTGTGGTTAACGGGCTGGCCAACGCCGACCGCCGGCAACATAAAAAATGCCTATCAGGACTGGAAGAAAGTTTTGGCCCGAAAACAAGCAGGGAGACAGTCAAATTTACAGGACGTTGCCTGTCTGACGGGATGGACACAAATGACACCACCTGTCCGACTAACGGCTTCTGGCAAGATGCTGACTGGCTCTTCTGCCGGGATGGCAAGTGGCGGCCAGTTGAACCCGGCACACTCCCGCTGGCTAATGGGATTACCAACAGAGTGGGACGACGGCGCGCCTACGGTAACACCCTCAACGCGCCACAGGCCGAGAACTTCATCGCTGCCTGTATGCACGCCCTGACCCTGGACACCACTAAAACAATCCCACCGTCAAACGTCATTATTACACCCTTGGCGCAGGAGGTGACCTCATGAGCTATCAGAAAATAAAACCTCTGCGCCGCCAGATTGAAAGGCACATAAACCGCGCCATGCATCACCTGCGGGCAGACCATACTGCCGCCGCGTATTGTGAATTTCAACATGCCTTCGGGATACTGGCCGGACTCATCGTCGACTCAGATAAGGAAAACCCGTTATGAGTATTACCTGCATCAGCTGCCATCAGGCAACCCGTCACCTGAACCCTGCCCAGGCCCGGATTATCCAGCAACCGGAAAGCGGCGAGTGGGGAATTGACCTGCTGCTGGCCTGCCCACACTGCGGACAGCCTTATAGCGCCTGGATACTTAACTGGGATGTCGTGCCACTAAAAGGTATCACGACAAATTCGCCATCAACGCCACACACTCACAATAAACCCGCCGGTTAACGAGGAGGGCCACCATGTGGATATTAATTTTAGCCATGTACGCCAGTCCTTATAGCGATAATGCTTTTCCCTCCCTGCATACACAGGAGTTTGACACGGCAACCGCCTGTCAACAGGCCGCCAAACAGTTCGCAGAAAAATTTGAAACCTTCAAGGATATTGATGCCAGGGCGATTTGCGTGAAGAAGTCATAGCGGAAAAGCAGCATTTTGTGCATTCAATTGTATAATAACGATATTCATTTTATAATCCTTCAAAACTCGAAGGATTATTTTTTTATTAATGGCATAAGGAATCCTGACCCAGACTACAACGATAAAGGACGCCTCCGATGACCCGACAAAAATACCTGCAGTTAATCCATGTTGCCGCCCATCATCTCAAACTGGATGACACCACTTACCGCCAGATGCTGCACAGGCTAACGGGAGAAACCTCGGCAAAAGCCCTGAATATCGGTCAACTAGCGCAAGTGTTAAACGCCCTGAAAGCCAAAGGCTTTCGTATTCAACCGACTCAACCCACGACGAAAAAGCAGACCGACCGTCCGCAACTCCATAAAATGCAGGCCCTGTGGCAGGCAATGGCCGATGAGGGCATTGTCCGTGATGCGTCAGCAACAGCCCTGGCCCACTTTATTAAACGGGAAACCGGTTGTGATTCACCTTACTGGCTGGATAGCCAACAGGCCAGCCAGGTTATCGAGAAACTCAAGCAGTGGCAAAAACGCGTGGTGAGGGCAACCTCATGCTAGAGAATACCTTTCGTAGCAAAGGGCCGGAGTTACTGGTTGAGCTGGCCGACCACACGGCGCAGATCGTCAGACAGATTATTGACATTGACCCCGCTGTTGCCAGCCAGATAGGCGATGCCGTCGCCAGCCAAATGATGCGGGTCTGGGGCGGGCAGAATGTCTATTTTCCGATGGGGCTAATGTGGAAAATTAACCAGCGCGACCGGGAGATATTTGCCGACTTCAATGGCCATAACCACCGCGCCCTGGCACGCAAGTACGAAGTCTCGCTACAGTGGATTTACTCGGTAGTCAAGCGTGTTAAGAAAGAAGAGCTGGCACGTATTCAGGGCAGTCTGTTTGAAGATAATCAGGCTGGATGATGATTTTTTATTTCACATTAATGAAACATTAGGACGGCATG